CTCTAAGTATAAAGAGCTAGATAAAAGATACTCTAGTTTAGAGGATATTGATGCAGGGAGAATGCAACCCATTACTAGGTAGAAAACATGGTTAGACCCATAGAATATACAAAAGAGCATTTTGATGAGATGTGTGCTTTAGTATCAGAAGGAATGTCTATAAGAAAAGTGTTGGATTTGGGAAAAATGCCCACCTCCAGAACCTTTTATAAATGGTTGAGGCAGTACCCTGAGTTAAACCAACAATACGCCAGAGCTAAAGAGGATAGGTGCGACTTCTATGTTGATCAATTAGTTGATATTGCAGATGATGATACGGTTAAAACGGGGGATCAAATCCAGAAGGCTAAATTACGTATTGATACTAGGAAATGGATAGCTTGTAAATTGCACCCAAGGAATTATGGAGATCAAGCGGTTAATAATATTACTATTAATAATAAAGATGTTGATGTTCCTAATAGGCAGGATGAGAAGCAATGGTTAGAGAACTCTAATAAGTAGGTAAATAATATGAAAAAAATGGATATACTAGATATAGAAAAAGCCTTAGAGAAGGTTTATATAAAAAAGGATAATCAGTTGGATTTTCTTAATGCACAGTTTAGTAATGAGGTTGTAAATAACTTGTTAAAAGATAGTGGCACAACCTATTACGAGTTTATCAGAGCTTTTGACAGGTATAAAGAGGGAGCGAGTGATATCCATGAGGAAGCTATTGAAGATGAGACTTTCTTGCAAATTAAATTAGCTGAATTAGTGGACGGTGTGAAAATAGAGGAAAAAGGCAGAGTCAATATAACCATTCCTAGAAGAACTGTGGAACATGAAAATAGAGGAAAAAGACAGATTGTTAATGGTGTAATGATAGATGGGTATTGAAGTATAAGTAATAAGATATTACATTAGTCTAGTAGTTAGGTATGGGGGGTATGTATGGATTTAATCCATTAACAAGGATTGAAAGCATTTTTTCGTTAATTAATTTTTTTAAGGTATCAAATGATTGCAAAGTTACTAATCGGAGTTTTACTAATATCACTCTTATCATCGTGTTCGAGTCCAATAGGATCTTTCACTGGAATTTCTACTACAAACATTAGAGGGTTAGAGTATGACGGTAAATCTAGGAGCGAGCTTACTTCTGTAAGTTCAAAAGTCTGCACACATCATATATATCTAACTAGAACATTATTAGGAGCCTTTACTGTTGGTATTGCTTGGTTTATGCCACAATTTGATATTAAAATAGGAGTGGGGGAGACTGACAAACTTACTACTGCGGTATCGCTAGCTATTGATAAGGGTAGAAAATCAGGTATATTTAATGCTGATATGTTAATCAATAGTAAATTGAGGACAAAGAATATAATTATACCGTTAATCTATGGAAACAAATGTGTTGTTGCAGAAGGAAATGTTATTTCTTCATTGGATAGGAGGAAGAAACAAATAGAAGAAAAGGGGTAAAAACATGGAAATTAAAGAAAACACCACCCTACATGAAATGTATCTAGAAGCATTAAAGAATCCTATATGTGGAGACGAAGAGCAATCGATAGTTAAATATAGATACATGCATCCTAATGACGCTCTCATGGTTATGCATCCTGTGGGACATGATAAGAAATATAGTCATTTACTGAATAAGTATAATGAGAAGTTTGGTATTCACCCTGAACATAGAGAGTACAGGATATTAGATAAGGAGGTTGACAATGACTATGACTTTAGGAGAACATAAAGTCATAACATTACCATGTGCAAATGATGAATCTATTTAAAAAAAGAGAAAGAAAACCGTCTATAAGATTCCAACAATTAGAATTGCAGTTAAAAGAAAGGGGTAAAAACATTGAGATTGATTGAATATCATAATGATTGGGATGTTGATTATACATTTGCCGATAAGGACGAAGGATATACAGAATTAAAAAAGAAGTTTGATATTGATCTCAACAAGAGTTTAAATTCACGTACATTTCAAGGGCTTCGCGATTATAAAGTTCAGTATAGAAATATAGATGAGCCTGAAAAAATAGGTGATATTCAGCACTTCCATATATTTAGTAAAAGATCTGAAAGCAATTTAACTGCTAGTCACTTTATCGTTAGGATTAAGAGGTTTTTAGTTTCTAGTGATTCTAAACGCTCTATAGCTCGTCAAACTATTCCTTTAAATATTCTAAAGAGTTTGCAAGGATTAACGACGAAGGATATAATAATTAATTGCAAAGAGGATACAAAGATATTAAATGCAATATAGCTGGACACCCCAAAAAGGAACGCAACTAAGAGCAATTACAGCAACGTGGTGTGAAGAGCTGTTTTTTGGCGGAGCGAGAGGTGGGGGGAAATCAGATTTTCTTCTAGGAGACTTTGCCCAAGATGTATCTATCTACAAAGAGCATTGGCACGGAATTATATTCAGGAAGATATCAAAAGAATTAGATGAACTTATAAAAAGGAGTACTCAAATCTTCCAACCTATGGGGGCAGTTTTTAAAGTTCAGGAGAAAAAGTGGATATTCCCCAATGGTGCAACTTTAAGACTAGCATTTTTAGAAAGAGAGGGGGATGCAGACAAGTACCAAGGGCATCAATTCCCCTTTATAGGCTGGGACGAGTTACCTAACTGGGCGACAGATATAGCTTATAATAAACTAAAAGCATGTTTAAGAAGTGCCTACCCCATACCTCATAAAAGAATCCGCTCCTCTGGAAACCCTGGGGGAGTTGGTCAAGGTTGGGTAAAAGAACGCTTTATAGATCCAAACCCTAAAGGATTTACCCCCATAAAAGAAGTTAAGTACATTAATGTGAATACTGGAACTTCAATTGAATTAAAGGACGTTGATAAATCTATAGTTGGTGATAGATCTTGGAAAAGGATAGAATCAACTAAAATGTTTATTCCCTCAAGATTACAGGACAACAAAATATTAATGAAGAATGATCCTTTTTATATATCTAAATTAGCACAAGCTGGAGGAAAGGAGTTAGTAAAAGCTTGGTTAGCTGGCGATTGGGATGCTATAGAAGGGGCTTATTTTGATGAGTGGGATGTTAATAAGCATGTAATAGAGCCTTTTATTATTCCTGATAGTTGGTATAGAGTGAGGGCTTTTGACTGGGGGTACTCTGCTCCTTTTTGTACGTTATGGGGAGCTATAAGTGATGGCAGTTTAATTAACACTGGTACAAGGGATATATATTTTCCTAAAGGTTCTATTATTATATATCGTGAATATTACGGAACTACAGGAAAGCCTAATGAGGGATTAAAAATAAATGCTAATGAGATAGCAAAGGAAATTAAAAAAATGCAACAAGGGGAAAAGATTGATGATCAGGTAGCAGATCCAGCAATATTTGATGTAAGTGTAGGAACTTCTATAAATGAACAGATGAACCAAGAAGGGATATTTTGGAGGCCAGCGGATAATAAGCGAGTGCCTGGGTGGCAACAAATAAGAACTAGGTTAAAAGGAATAGACGATAAACCATTAATATTTGTAATGAGTTCTTGTGCTTCACTAATACGAACAATACCCATGATGCAGTATGACAAGACTAAACCAGAGGATTTAGATACTAAGTTGGAGGATCACGCTTTAGATACTGTAAGGTATTTATGTATGAGTAGACCAATAACAGTTGATGCACCAATGCAACCATCTGAAATTTCAGAGCAATGGTGGAAAGATTTTAACCCTCATAATGTAAGAAAAGGGGCTATATCTTCTGGGCCTATAAGTAACATGCTACAAAACTTATAGTTGATAATAAATATAAATAACGTAATATATCCTTATAAATAAAAGAGTATGGAACTAAAAATAACAAGGCGTTTTAGCGTTGTTTATCAGTTAGACACTAACAAGATAAACAATACAGGATGCCAGAAACACACACAGAATCACAAAAAGAGCTAACCACAGCCAAGGGTAAAATAGCTTTAGTAGAGATTTGGACAAAAGAAATAGAGAACTCTAGCGACAA